TTCATCTCCCCATAATCCGGGCGTCTTAGCAGGCATCGTCGTCACTGACTCAAAGTCACCTTCGCAAAGCGAACAAATGTTCTTGACCTTAAACTCTTCACGTGCCTTATAGGAATGTATTCGTTCGATTACATTCTTACAATTTTGGCAGCGATAAACATAAATAGGAATCTTACACCTCCTTGGGCATTTTGGTGTTTATTGTCATTGCGCTGTGTCCTCGCCGCCGGGAAGAGCGAAAGGCACGGTGCCTCGACGACCGGCACCAAACTGTCGGGCGACCTCCTCTTCCGGGCTGGGTGGAGCAATGCTGAAGGGTGTGCCGTCCGGACCGGCCTTAGGCATGTCCTCCGGCGCAGCTGTCATTTGCGGCGTCTCAGCAAACACGCGAGGCAGGTCGTAGAGGCGAATTACTTCGTCTCGGATTTTAGCAGGGTCAACCCCGAGCTGAGTCAGGACAGGCACCAGTTGCAAAAGTTGCTGGCGCCGCACCGACTCCGCAATGGGAGTGCTTGCCTGGTCTAGGGCAGAGTACTTAAACTTGCCTTGCAGCTTGTCGGAGGTAATGATCTCCGGGGAACCGTCCAGGAGAATCACCTCACGGGTGCCTTCCTCAATGACCAGGCTGAGAATGTTGACGTAGGTGTCAGCAATGTGCTCAATCATCTGATCCCGTTCTCTAGCCAGACGACCAATCTCAGACGCAGTATACTGTGCCAGCGCAGCAATCTCGGTGGCGGAGGCCTTGGTGGTTTCTCCGCGGGTGAAGGGAGCGAGGACAGAGCCCTTGGCCAGGTCAGCCTCAATCTGGCCGAGATACTGCGCGTGGTTGGAACTAATGGGAGCATTGGGTACCACGGACATCAGGCCGGCCAGATTCTCCGCATCCACGGGAATCATGGCGCCATCGATGCCAGCGGTGATCTTGGCCAGGCTTTCCTCGTCAATGGCACCTTCCCGGACCAGATACTGGCGGGTGTCCCGTCTCACAGCGTTGGCCCAGAAACTTCTGAGAATGTTCTTCTCATACACCTGATCGTAGATGCGCTTCATAGCACTCAGGCCGTCCATAGGTTGATCCGGCACGCGGCTGTAGTAAAGGGGAATAATGGCGGAGGTCTTGCTGCCGTCGTGTGACTCCAGGGGAATAGGCCCCTTCTCCAGCAGGCCGTCGCCGTCGGACCAGTTGGGTGTCCAGAAGTAGAGTTCCCCGTTGACAAAGTCATAGAGTTCCACCACCTTGCAGTAGAGGAACTGATTAGGCAGGGAATCCGCCTCCGCGGCCAGGTAGGGGTCGCTCGTGTGGCCATACTCGGAGAAGTAGTCGGTTTTCTTGATGCCGATCCAGCGCTTGCGGCCAAAGCGCTCATTCATAGCGGCGATGTTTTCGTAATACACGTGGCCGATGTATCTCTGCTGTGCCCAATCGCAGGCGTCTCTATCGACAATAATTTCCCAAGGGGCGACTGCTTTCATTCCTACGCTTTCAAGGATGTTATTACTGTCCTTAGGGTAGAGTTTTACAAAGGCATTCGGGTAAATGAGTGCTAGGCGGGAAGCGAGTTCGAGTTGTGTCCTCTGGTCATACAAAAAACGGTTAGACACCTCTTTGACTAGGTCGAGGTTACCCTTACCCTGGACGTCGGCGCCGACTTCGACAGCAGGCGCTTTGGAGAACAAACTCGCAATATAACCCTCCACATAGGCATACGCGTCTGCCGTCTCGACCCTAATCTGTCCGTGGGTGCCGAAAATCTCTTTTTCCTTATAGAAGTCGATGGTATACGCCGCTTTATATCGACTCATCTCCGCTTGCCGTTCCTGCCAGAGCGCTTCGTGCTCGGCTAGAACAGCGCGTATGAATTTGACTCTATCATCATTAGTCAGTGCCATTATGCAGCATCCTCGTTAGAATACGGAGTGTTAAATTTCAATAGCGCTTCTCTTTCATACCAAGCGCATTGTTAATAATCCTATCGGCGCGCCTTTGTCTAATCCAGTCCGGGAGAAACGCGTCCTTGCTGAGAATGACAGATTTAAGACACTGGCAAGCAAGTGCCAACGCAATCACAGCATCACCGTGGTGATCTAGGTTTTTAGGAACTTGTGGAGCCAAGCCGCGTTCGTCCACCTGGAAGGAGCGGATCTCTGAGAAGGTGATGGAGTCAATGTTGGTGATCACACCTTGCGCGAGCATAGACTTCAATTCCTCAAACATCGTGAGTTTCGATTTCGTCGTGGTTGTCCAGTCCCGATCGTTTTTATCCTTCCAGAAGTTAGTGTAACCTCGGTGACGGAGTTCATTCAAGACGGGAAGACCCCAGTTATTGGACTCCACTAGAACTTTGGCCCCTGCATACTCAGTAGCCAGGTGATGTATCTTCTCGGCTAGTTGCACTGGGGAGATGGTATTAGAACGGAACATAGCGCACGGTTGATATGTGCTCTTATCGACGACACAGATGACGGAGTAATCCTGGCCTCGACCACTGGCGACGTCCACTCCGATGGCGTAGGAGCTATTCAGATCTGGGTCTGAGTAGCGGTATGTCTTGTTATTCTCCGGTTCAATCTGGACCACGTCTACGTATCTTAAATCCTCATCTGTGAAGTAGGCGTTACCTGATTGGGCGAAGGCTTCCTCTAGCGTCAGCGGATACTCTCGACGAAACTTGTCTGCTCCTAGCCGATGCTGCATCACTTCACGCCAATGACACTGATCAATGTGTAGGCGGTGCTCTACCTGATAGGCTTGATCTGCCGGACGCCAGCCGCGAGGTGGATCGGAGCGGTAACCCTGATGGTCGGACCACGGGAAGAAGACAAAGTTCCAATCACCTTCCCCACGCTGGGCCTTAATGATCTCTTGATGGAGGGCATCGCCATAGAAATTAGCAGTCGACTCGATAATGAGCTTGTTACCGTTCAGCGCACCTAGAGCGGTAGCCTTTAGCTCTTCAGGATTGGGAGCGAAGGCGTATTCTGAGATGATCAGGTAGTTGCAAGAGAAAGACCGCAAGCCACCCTTACCCTCGGCGGAGACAGCCATCACACGGGCACCCGTATCTGCAAATTGGATCTCCGTGGTATTGTCGATGACTAGTTCCCGCTTGAGAGGACCAGGGAGAGAGTAGTAGAAACGCTTAAAGACGTTTAAGAGGTGTTTGGCGGAGGAGGTCTTGTGACTCATTAGGGCCACAGTAATAGGCTCTGTCGACGTATACCACTGGTAGAAGAGCCAAGCCAAGGTAAACGTCGTGGAACCAATCTGCCTAGGTTTCAGGAAGAGGCAATCTCTGTCTGACTCTAGGGCTTGGAACATTTTCAATTGCTCGTCAGTAGGAGTCAGATTGACTTGCTTACCTGTCTTATCGATGATCTTCAGTCTGCTAATGAAACTGAGTGGGTCGGCTAAGATGCTATGTAGGTTGGGTTTAGGCATATCGGATTTCTGCTATGTTGTAACGAGGCCAGGTGTAGGTGATGCTTTTGCCGAGACACCAATTCTTAATTGTTTGAGTGCTACAGCTGAGTTCTATAGCTGCTGCTCGAGTATTAGGGAAGTCGACGATTCTGCCATCTGCAAACTCGACGTGGACTGCCTTGCCTCTACGCTTTGTAATCGGACGGTCACCTACACGAAAAGAGCTACGATGCTTGTTGATGCAAGTCGATGAAGTAAGGTGGTGATGTTCTCTCTTGCGCATATGCTCCTCAGTGCACTCTTCTAAAATATTAAATTGCACACTCAGGGGATCTGCATCATACGCCTGTTGCAATTGTGGGTAATGCTTTCCCTGCTTTAGTCGCCATAGATGATCCTTCCAGCGCTGGTCACAATTGACTGAACTACCCACGTATCGCTCTCCGTCTGCTGTGACAATTTCATACACACCACAAGTTGGCATTTGCTAGTCCTCCGGTGTAAAATTGTATCTCATATGATACAATATGTAAAGGCTGGATTGAAAAACGGGACCTGTATTCAGAGAGGCCTAGATGTTATACTATGAGTGCATACGATGAGATGTACCCCTCATCGCTCTCTACAGCGTCTTCTCCTTCGCTTCTGTCCCCTCTACTTGTGACAGCCACTCTCTTAGTTCATACGATTCTCTCTCTTGCGCATGGTCAGTGTCCTTATCCAAACGTTTCCTCCGCAGCATCTCAAACGCTGAGAGTTGCTTTAACACCGACATCAGATTACCGTTGCCTATCTTACAGTTCCTCGCTACGGAGATCTCCTGCATACTTTCCGCCGCAATCTCCCAGAGAACCTCTTCAATGTCCTTGTCCTTAAGCGCTTTTGTCAGTGTCTTCTTCATCCGGCAATCCACGAAAACACCACAAACTGCAGTGCAATGGCAATGGCAAACCCCAGACA